CGGTGCGACTGCGGCCGCGAGGTGGTGCGCGACACCAACGAGCTGAGGCAGAAGGGGCGCGGCTACTGCGGCCACCCCGACTGCCCTCACAGCATCGGACCTGCTGGAATCAAGGCCACGGGAAAGTCCTACGTCGCGCCGAAAGAGGACGAGTGCGAAGGCCCCTATTCCGAGAGAAAAGGCTCGACCAACCGCCTTTACCGCATCTTCGGTCACATGCGGGAGCGCTGCGGCGTCATCAAGGGCGCGGACGAGCGGCACCTGCGCGACTACCGCGACCGGGGCATCAAGGTCTGCGACGAGTGGCGGCACTCGTTCTCCGCCTTCCGCGAGTGGGCGCTTGCCAATGGCTACCGCGACGACCTCACCATCGACCGCATCGACAACGACGGCGACTACTGCCCACAGAACTGCCGGTGGGCGACCGTCTCCCAACAGAACGCCAACAAGCGGCCGTCGCGCCGCCTGAAGAAGCTCCGTGTCCAGACATAGGGGCATCGCACCTTCCAACCGAGTAATCCCAGCTAGGAGGCGGTGTCCATGGGCGGCAGAGGAGCCATGAGCAGCACGGGGAAGGCGGCGGCAAAGTCCCTTGGTACCGGAAGGAAGCTGACCGACAAAGAGTTCGACTCTCTGAAGCAGACGGCGAGTACTTTCGGCATCACTCTCGACGACTCCCTCAAACAGCTTCCTGGCATTTCCGTCCTGGAAGCCTATGAGGGCGTCAGGGACGTGAAAAAAGAGTTCTCACAAGCCCCTGACGATTTGTTTGTTCTTAAGGCGTCCCATCGTAACGATGGGGCCCTTGCCGTCGCACATCCATTTAACGGCATCGCCGTCAACACGAAGTACTTCATGGACCATAAGGATCTTGTATCCCGAACGGAAGCCTCGAAGAAAAGCGGATGGTCCCCATCAAGCGGCGTGCGGTCAGTAACTGCGCATGAAGCAGGGCATATCCTTGAGGTCGCTCTAATCAAAAAAGAACTCGGCCTAGGTCCAGGGCAATGGAGCCGCGAGGCGTCTAAGAGATGGAACAAGGGGACACATTCCGGAGAGGTCATGCGGAAGGCGGTTTTGCAAACGAACAGGGCGTCTGGCACGAGGAGAAAGAAGGCCGACATAATTCGCGACCTCTCGCGCTACGCAGCGTCATCCTCATCTTCTGCCCATCAAAACGCGGAAGGCCTAGCAGAAGCGGTCTCTGATTTTGTCACCAATCAAGGGACATCAAAAGCAGTCTCTGCTTTTGTATGGGATATACTTAAAGACAAGCTTGGTTAGGAGGAACCATGCGTATCTCTGAGGGCGAAAAGGTCACCATCAAGTACGAACCGCTGGTCGACAGTAAGGGAAAGCCGGTCATTGACGCAACGACAGGTAAGCCCATGGTCGACAAAAGGGGCAACCCGACAAAGATCGCAGTCCGCTAACTCGCAACATCGTCACCGACCCGAGGCCCCCGCAAGGGGGCCTTTGCGTACGAGAGGAGGCCCGATGGCCCCGGAGAGCTACCACGTGGCCATGTTCAAGGCGCTCAGCTACCTCTACGCCTGCATCGAGGCCGGCGTGGAACCCAGCGCCGCCAAGGCCGAGGAGGTCACCGGTATCAACCCGGTCTTCTACCGCTCGGTAATCGGCGACATGGCCGACTGCGGCTACGTGAGAGCGGACCTCAAGGGCATGGGGTCGTACAGCGGCCTCTCCATCACCGCCAAAGGCGTCAAGTTCCTGCGGGACGACGCGGACATGGCGGATGTTCGAAGCTACCTCGGCAGCGCTTGCAGCTCCTTGATCGACCGCGCCGTGGGAGCCACGAGGGAGCTGTGACGACAGAGGGGAGGTGCCGCCCGTGCTCATCTCCGACATCCTCCCCTCCCCCGACAACGAGCGCGACCACACCCGCGGCATCGAGGAGCTCATGGCCTCCATCGAGGCCTACGGGTTCGTGGGCACCATCGCCCTGCGCGGCCGCGACGACCCCACGGTGGTCGCGGGCCACGGACGGCTGGAGGCCCTGAGGCGCCTCGGCTGGACCGAGGTGCCCGACGAGCGCATAGAGTTCCTCGACCGACTCACCGACGACGAGGTGGCCGCGTTCCGCATCGCCGACAACAAGACGGGGGACCTCTCCCGTTGGAACAAGGCGAGGCTCAAGAACTCGGTGAGGCGGCTCGAGGCCAAGGGGTTCGACCTCAAACCTGTGGGCTTCGACTTCAAGGCCAAGGCCCTGCCCTACGGGGCAGAGCGCGGAAGGACAGGAACCGCGTACAACCTCGACAAGGTCTCCCGCACCGACTGCGGCCCCTCGGGCTTCCCCGAGCTGCCCACCGTGGACGTGCGCCCGGACAGGCTCGTCGGGTTCAACTACGCCAAGTCCATGGTCGACGCCGACAAGGCCGGCGCCTGCTGCCACTTCTTCCTGGACGACTACCAGTTCGAGCGAGTCTGGTCGCGCCCCGAGCGCTACCTCGACGTGCTGCGGGGCTTCGGCTGCGTCGTCGCCCCGGACTTCTCGCTCTACCTGGACATGCCGGCCCCCATGCAGGCGTGGAACCTCTACCGATCGCTGGCGCTCGCCCGGTGGTGGTCCGACGGCGGCGTCACGGTGGTGCCGAACCTCACGTGGGCCCAGCCCGAGACCTACGGGTGGTGCTTCTCCGGCGTGCCGGATGGCTCCACCGTGGCCGTCTCCAGCGTCGGGTGCTCCTTCGGTGAGGTCCGCGCCGCCTTCAACGACGGCCTCGCCGAGGCGCTGCGCCGGTGCAGGCCATCCTGCCTGCTGTGGTATGGCCCCGATCCCGGGGCCCCCGTCCCATGCGAGGTGGTCAGGTTCGAAAACGAACGGTTCGGAGGTGCTTGAGATGGGCGGACGTGGTGCCTCGAGCGGCATCAGCGACTACGGCAACCCCTACGGCAGCCAGTACCACGCACTGATGACCTCGGGGAACATCAAGTTCGTGGAGAAGAACGGCCCAGGTGCCGAAACCCTCATGGACACCATGACCGCCGGGCGCGTGTACGTCGAGGTGTCGAACGGCGAGCCCTATCGCATAATCTACTTCGACAAAAACAACAAGCGAACCAAGCAGGTTGACCTCAAGCACTATCACGGCAAGGGGAAGAACAAAATCAAAGGCCCGCACACCCATCACGGCTACGAGCACGTCGAGAAAGGTCCCAAGAAAGGGGCGACGAATCCGACGACCGAAGAGCGCGCCATGATTGACAGGGTCCTCTCCTTGTGGGAAAAGAGACGTTAGCGGGGCGTGGTACTAGAAGGATTACGCCTTGATAGAGGAGACCCCGGTGCAACTCCGGGCCCCCGCGCAGGCCGCCCACGGGCGGCCTTTTTCATGGAGGAGGCGACCCGTGGCAAAGACCAGAGCGCCCGCCAAGCCCCGGCAGGTCCGGGAGAGCGCGTTCATGAGCGCCAAGTGGGACGAGATCTGCAAAGGCCGCACCTTCAGGACCCAGGACATCCCCGCCCTCACCCTGCTCGTCCAGTGGTACGCCGTGGTGGAGCGCTGCATCTCGGACATGGACGTGGGCGACGGGCTGCCACAGGTGGCCTACGAGAACAAGATGGGCGACGTCAAGGCGGTGCCCATGATCCAGACCATGAAGCAGGCGAGCGCCGAGATACGCCAGCTCAACAAGCAGCTGGGCATCGTGGACGGCGCTGACGTGGGAGGGGGTGGGGCCGATGCCGGCAAGGACAGCGTGCTCAGGCTCGTCTCCCAGAGCAGGAAGCAGAGAGCCGCGCGTTGACGCCCGCTCCGGCGAGGAGGCGTACACCGACGGCCCCGACGCCTGCCGCCTCATGGAGGCCTACGGCTTCGCGCCCGACGGCTGGCAGGAGGACGTGGTGTCGGCCTGGCTCGCGAGGCGTGCCGACGACTCGCCGGCATACCTCACCTGCGGGCTGGCCGTGCCGCGCCAGAACGGCAAGAACGGCTGCATCGAGGTGTTCGAGTTCTACAAGCTCCTCGTCTGCGGGGAGCGCATCCTCCACACCGCCCACCAGGTCAAGACCGCCAACAAGAGCTTCCAGAGGCTCGCGGCCCTCTTCTCGGACCCCGCCCACCCCGAGGTGTGCGCCATGGTTGCCAACATCAGGCGCACCAACGGCGAGCAGGGCATCTACCTCACCAACGGGGCCTACGTGGAGTACTCCGCCCGCTCCCGCGGGGCCAGCCGCGGCAACACCTACTCCGTCGTGGTCTACGACGAGGCCCAGGAGCTCACCGACGAGCAGGTCGAGGCCCTCATGCCCACCCTCGCGGCGAGCCCCACGGGCTACCGCCAGCTCGTGTACACCGGCACGCCGCCCGGCCCGGGCTCCCCCGGCACCGTGTTCAGGCGCCTGCGCGACGCCTGCGCGGGCGGGGCCCCGCCGAGGAACACGTGCTGGCACGAGTGGAGCGTCGAGGGGCTGCCCCCCGAGGGGGCGGCCTTCGACGCCGTGCGCGACGACGTCTGGGCCACGAACCCCGCCATGGGGCTGCGCCTGTCCGAGGAGTTCACCGAGGGCGAGTTCGCCTCCATGAGCGCCGACGGCTTCGCCCGCGAGCGCCTGGGCTGGTGGGCGCCGGCCGAGGGCGCCGGGGCGCCCAAGATAGGCGCGGAGGCGTGGGACAGGCTGGCCGCGGACCCGGCAGAGGCCCCGGCCGCCGACAAGACCGCCTTCGGGGTGAAGTTCAGCCCCGACGGCTCCGAGGTGGCCCTGTGCGCCTGCGACCTGTGCGGCGACGTGGCCCTCGTGGGCCTCGTGGGCACCGCGTCGCTCGCCGACGGCACGGCGTGGCTCGCCGAGTACCTGGACTCCAAGGGCGGCCCCGACGAGGTCGCCGCCGTGGCCGTGGACGGGCTCAGGGGCAAGGACGCCCTGCTGAACCGCCTCAGGGCCGCGTGGCCCCGCCAGGCCCTCATGGACCCGGGCACCCGCGGCGTCGTGGCCGCCTGCTCCATGCTGGCCGAGGCCGTGGGCTCGGGCGCGCTGCTGCACCTGTCCGGCGAGGGCCAGGGGCCCCTGGACCTGTCGGCAAAGACGTCGGTGGAGAGGCCCGTGGGCAGAGACGGCGGCTGGGCCTTCGGGGGAGACTCCCCCACCTGCATCGAGGCGGCGGCGCTGGCCCTGTGGGCCGCGAAGACTACGAGGAGAGACCCCGGAGGGGGGTGCGTGGTGCTGTGACGGGAAACGACACCGGGCAGATCCGGCCCTACCAGGTGGCCGCGGCGGCCACCTCCTTCTCCACCTCGGCCGAGGTGAGGCTGTTCAACGACCTTCTGGCGGTGTGGCAGCGCCACCTCGCCGGCAACCTGCGAAACGAGGCCTACTACCGCCAGCAGGTGAACCCGGCGGTGAAGCTCGAGGACGAGGCCCCCGAGGCGGTGAAGGCCGCCATGTCGGTCATGGGCTGGCCCACCAAGGCCGTGGACATGCTCGTGGCCCGCTCCGTGCTCACGGGCTTCACCGTGGACGGGGACGCCGGCCCCCTGGACGACCTCTTCCGCGCGAACGCCATGGGCGAGCTCTACCGCCAGGCTGCCACCTCCCAGCTGGTGAGCAGCTGCTCCTTCCTCACGGTCGGGGCCGGCACCTACGGCGAGCCCGACGTGGTGGTCGGCGCCCACCCGGCCACCTGGGCGGCGGCCCTGTGGGACGTGAGGCGCCGCCGCATCGCCGCGGGCATGACCGTGGTGGACGTGGAGCAGAAGGAGGGGTGCCTCCCCGAGCCGGTCTGGGTGAACGTGTACACCCCAGAGCGCACCTACGTGTGCCGCCGCTACGGCGGAGAGTGGTACACCGACGACGTGGCCAACCCCTTGGGCCGCCCCCTCATGGTGCCGCTTCGCTACCGCCCGGACCTCCAGAGGCCCTTCGGCAGGCCCCGCATCAGCCCGGCGGTGCGCTCGCTCACCGACCGGGCCCTGTCGGTGTGCTTCAACACCGACGTGGCCTCCTACTTCTACACCTGGCCCCAGCGCTACCTGGCCGGCGTGGACCGCAAGACCGCCGAGCAGCTCTCGAAGAACAAGCTCGAGCTGCGCATGGACAAGATGCTGCTCGTCTCGGCCAACGCCAACGGGGACATCCCCCACTACGGCCAGATGCCCCAGATGTCCATGCAGCCCTACAACGACCAGCTCCAGACCCTGGCCAAGCTCTTTTCCGGCGAGACGAGCATCCCCATGAACTCCCTGGGCATCGCCTTCGACAACCCGAGCAGCGCCGAGGCCATCTACGCCGCCCAGAACGACCTGATCTGCGAGGCCGAGTGGCTGAACGGCACCAACGGCCGGGCCATGGAGGACGTGGCGTCGATGGCCCTGGCCCAGCTGGAGGGCACCACCGTGGAGGGGCTCCCGGAGGGGCTGAGGAACGTCCGGGCCCGCTTCGAGAACCCCCAGCGCCCGTCCATGGCCGCGAGGGCCGACTACGCCATGAAGGTGGCCTCCGTCGTGCCAGAGTACGCCCAGACCGCCACCTTCTGGCGCGACCTCGGCGTGGCCGAGCAGGACGTCGCGCCCCTCATGGCGGAGGTCTCGGCCGCGAGGGCCTACAACGTCCTCATGGCCCAGGCGCAGCCCGCGCCCATGGCCCTGCCCGAGGAGGGGGTGCCCGATGGCGGAGATCCCCCGGAGGCTCTGGGATAGGTACACGGCCCAGCTCCAGCGGCAGGCCGCGACGGCGTCGGCCTTCGTCACCCGCTCGGTGTCGGCGTACATGGCCTCCCACCCGAGGGCCTCGGTGGCCGACGTCCGCGAGGCGGCGAGGAGGGCCCTGGAGCAGGCCGTCAAGGCCTACGGGCTGCTCGCCGCAGAGCTCGCCGCCCTCATGTACGACGAGTGCCTGAGGGCCGCAGGGGCCGAAGGCGTCGAGCCCGCCTCCCCCGACGGGGGCTCCGGCATCGCCGACGAGGCCGACAAGATCGCCCGCTACCAGGCGAAAAAGCTCGTCAAGGGCGACAGGGGCGGCTTCATCGCGCAGCTGGGCAAGTCGGCGGCCGACCGCGTCCTGGCCCGGGCCAACGACACCGTGGTGGCCGCCGCGTCGCGCCCGGCCGACAGGCGGGCCGGGGTGCGCTGGGCCCGGGTGCTCACGGGCCTGGAGAACTGCACCTTCTGCACCATGCTCGCGAGCCGCGGCTTCGTCTACGGGAGCGAGTCGAAGGCCTCGGCGGGCAGGCACCGCAACTGCGACTGCCGCGTGGTCCCCGGCCTCCCCGGCACCTCCGTCGAGGGCTACGACCTGGACGCGGTGGCCGAGCAGTGGGCCGAGTACGAGGACATCGACTCTCGGACCCACGAGGACGGCACCCCCTGGACCAGCGCCGAGAAGCGGGCGGCCAAGGCCGAGTGGGCTAAGAAGCACCCCGTGTGGCGGA